CTCAAATTTTTACGCACGGTGATTTTTTTGAAAATAAAACAGACAGGAAAACAGTAAGTTATGGCAAGACCACCCAAACCGCCCGCCTACCTTGATGAAATCGCGGCGCAGCAGTGGAAAGCAAAGGCGAAGCAGCTGGCGGAGCGTGGGGATCTGACGCCTGCCGACTGGAGCAACCTTGAGCTGTACTGCGTCAATTACTCGATGTACCGCAAAGCCGTGGAAGACCTTGCCACGCGGGGATTCAGCATAGTGAACAGCCAGGGCGGTGAGAGCCGTAACCCGGCACTGAGCGCAAAAGCTGATGCCGAAAAAATTCTCATAAAAATGTCGTCGCTGCTGGGCTTTGATCCGGTAAGCCGCCGCCGTAATCCGGTAGAAACGGAAGAGGAGGACGAGCTTGACCGTCTGGAATGATTACGCAAACGCCATTAAATCCGGTGAAACTCCTGCCTGTAAGCGCGTAAAACAGGCCGTGGAAAGGTACTTTTCAGACCTGAATGACTCCCGTTATGAGTTCGATACGGCGACCGTAGAGCGGTTTATTGCGTTCTCCCGGCTCTGTCCACACGTCAAAGGCCCGCTTCGGGGCCAGCCTATCGAGCTGGAGCCATGGCAGCAGTTCGCCTTTGCTAACCTGCTGGGCTTTAAGGTCAGAGAGTCAGGCCGCCGGAAGTACAGCAGCGCCTTTATTGAGGTGCCGCGTAAGAACGCCAAATCCACCGTGGCCGCCATGCTGGCTAACTGGTTTCTGGTGATGGAGAAGGGCCAGCAGGATATCTACACGGCGGCGGTTAGCCGGGATCAGGCCCGAATCGTGTTCGACGATGCCCGCCAGATGTGCCTGCTGTCAAAACCGCTGAAAAAGCGCGTCAATATCCAGGCGCATAAGGTCATTTTCCCGAAGAGCAACAGCCTGTTAAAGCCGCTGGCGGCGAAAGCGGCCACCATTGAAGGGACTAACCCCAGCCTGGCGATTGTCGATGAATACCACCTTCACCCGGATAACGGCGTTTATTCCGCGCTTGAGCTGGGTATGGGCGCACGTCCGGAGGCGATTTTGTTCGCCATCACGACCGCCGGGAGTAACGTTGTCTCTGCCTGTAAACAGCATTATGACTACTGCTGCCAGATTCTGGCCGGGGAAGAGAACAACGATTCGCTTTTTGTCCTGATCTACGAGCTGGACGACGAAAGCGAGGTTGAACAGCCGGAAATGTGGATCAAGGCTAACCCTAATCTGCATGTGTCCGTTGATGCGGCGAAACTGGAATCCACCATCCAGAAAGCGCGGGGCATACCGTCGCAGTGGGTGGAAATGCTGACCAAACGTTTCAATATCTGGTGCCAGGGCTCCACGCCGTGGATGGGGGCCGGTGCATGGGATGCCTGTGCGCTCGACTATACCGAAGACGATCTGGCCGGAATGGAGTGTTATGCCGGGTTTGACCTGTCCTCTACCAGTGACATTACCAGCGTAAGTTACGCTTTCCCGTTCGACAGGGAGATCCGCCTGCTGACCCGCCATTATCTGCCGGAAGCGCAGCTGCTTAACGTCGCCAACAAAAACCGCGCCATCTACCGCCAGTGGGTGAAAGCGGGATGGATACGCACCACACCCGGCGACTGCATCGACTATGACCGCATCCGTGACGATATTCTGCGCGATGCTGAAACCTTCAATATCCGGCTGGTGGGCTTCGATACGTGGAACGCCACGCATCTGCGTACCCAGCTACAGGGGGCGGGCCTCGATGTGGAGCCGTTCCCGCAAACCTATCTCAAGTTCAGTCCGGTAGCGAAATCCTTTGAGGTGTTCGTTAACCGCAGAGTGGTGCGCCACCGCGGCGATCCGGTTCTGTCCTGGGCGATTGGTAACGTGGTGATGGAGTCTGATGCTAACGCCAACATTAAGCCCAACAAGAAGAAGTCCTCCAACAAGATAGACCCGGCTGTATCTGCGCTGATGGCGTTCGGTACCTTCCAGGCTGAGCACGAGGATTTTGCTTTCGATATGAGCGACAGCCACAAACAACGGCTGGCGACATTTAACGGTATCTGACAGGAGTAACGCGATGAATGCAGCAAACCATGAAACAATGAGCACCATTCTTTTGAGTGGCTCGCTGGCTAAACTATTTGGCCGTACGCACCAACGAATTATTGGCCCGACACGTGAGGCGTTTACTGCGTTATCCGCCACCATTCCCGGCTTTCAGAAGTTCATGAATACCAGCAAAGCCCGAGGACTTACGTTCGCTGTATTCGTGGACAAAAAGAACGTTACTCAGGATGATCTCGATTTTCCGAATGGCAGCAGGACGATTCGAATTGTTCCCGTCATAATCGGGAGCAAAAAAGCAGGGGTGATGCAAACTATTCTCGGCGCGGTGCTGGTGGCGGCGTCAATCTGGATGCCTGGCATTGGCATTGCAGCCAGTAACATGATGTTTGCTGCTGGTTCAGCAATGGCAGTAGGCGGTGTAATGCAAATGATATCTCCGCAGGTGCAAGGCCTTGCCAGCAAGCAAAGTGCCGATAATAAAGCCTCGTATGCGTTTGGTGGAGTTACTAATACTGCCGCGCAGGGCTATCCGGTACCCTTGCTTTACGGTAAGCGCCGAATTGGTGGTGCAATCATTTCTGCCGGGATTTACGTCGAAGACCAGCTGTAAGTATGCATGATGAAGCGAGAGACTATCGAGGCGGTAATAACAGAAATGGCCCGTCTGCAAGGCAATGAACTTAACGGCCGGGATCGTCTTATGGTGCGCAATCGCGTTGCCGCTTGCCTGGCTGCTAAAGAACGCCATCGGCAAAGGATGGATGCCAAACCGTATCAATGGAGAAAGCCGGAAAAGCCAAGGTGATAAATCAAACCTATCAAAGCACTGGACTATGTTCTGGTGCTTTTTTATTTGTGCGAGCCAACGTGTATAAACATATGTATAAACACTAATAAAAAAGGCGCTTCCCCATGCCGAAGAGCGCCTTTTTAAACAAGCACTTAACTGACTAGTATCAGTTCATGCCGTACTGTCATATTAGCTGTTTTCATGCTTTTAGGTGATTATAATATTCATATAATAATCAATGTGTTGTATAAATTAATGCCTGTATATTGTTCCAGTGTTTTTCTTTGTTTATGCTATTATGCAAGCAATTCTGTATAAACATTTGTATAAACACTTTGGGCTGGGTGGTCTATGGCTGGCGAACTTAACAAACTGAGCGACAGGAAGTTAAAGGGATTACATGGCATCCCGGCCAGTAAGATTGAGTTCTATGCTGATGGTGCCGGGCTGAGCGCCAAGGTAACGAAAGCTGGTGGTATTAGCTGGGTGTTTACTTACCGACTCGACGGGCAGAAGCTGCACCGTCTGACTCTGGGACGATACCCGGATATGAGCCTCAAGGAGGCCCGTTCTTCGCGTGATAAATGCCGCCAGTGGCTGGCCTCAGGTAAAGATCCAAAGCACCAGTTGGCGCTGACCACTCAGGAAACGCTTAAACCGGTCACTGTTAAGGAAGCTATCGAATACTGGATACGCGAATATGCAGAAGAGAACCGCGCGAATGTTGAAAGGCACAAAGCGGAGCTGCGTAAACACATTTATCCTTATATTGGGAAAATGGCGCTCGCTGACTGCGAAACCCGTTATTGGCTTGACTGCTTTGACAGGATGAAAAAGAAAACGCCAGTTGCTGCGGGTTATGTGTTCCAGATGTGCAAGCAAGCCCTGAAATTCTGCCGGGTTCGTCGCTATGCTGTGAGTACCGCGCTTGAAGATTTAACAATTCCAGATGTCGGTAAAAAACAGGCAAAAAAAGACCGGGTATTAAATGATAAAGAGGCTGGCGATTTATGGGCTGCCATTACCTCTGGAACTTGCTTCATGCCTTACTACACCAGGCTACTGACAATCTTAATGGTGTTTGGGTGCCGAACGCAGGAGGCCAGACTGTCAGAATGGAGTGAATGGGATATGGATGCCTGGGTCTGGACAGTTCCCAAAGAGCACAGCAAGGGCGGCGAGAAGATTGTAAGACCTGTGCCGGATGCCATGCGCAAATTCATTGAAATACTGCATGATGAAACGAAATTATCCGGCCTTTTGCTTGGGTCGGTTAAAGGCAGTGAAGCGGTAAGCCAGTGGGGCCGTAGCGTTTATAAAAAGCTGGGGCATTCTGAACCATGGACACTGCACGATCTACGACGAACACTTGCAACGCATATGAATAATATGGGTATCGCTCCACATGTTGTGGAGCAGCTACTGGGTCACTCAATGCCGGGAGTCATGGCGATTTATAACCGTAGCCTGTACTTGCCTGAGAAACTGGATGCGTTGAATAAATGGTATGACCGTCTCGATATTTTGGCGGGTAATCACTCGAATATTGTTATTTTAAAGGCTGGTGAAAAATGAGAATTAGCAAAAAGAACGATTTGCCTAAATGGTTTGATTTGAAGAAGTATCATGCTTTCGAAAAAATGTCTGATGCTGAATTGTTTTTCCAGTTGTCCGCCAGGTGGGATTTATATGTGTTTAGCGCTCTTGAGGATTTAGACGAAATTGAAAAAAGTCTGAATGAGTGCGTTATCTCTGACGCTGAGCTAAAATCTGAACTTGTCAGAGGCGATATTGATGATGGCGTTGAATCATTTGGGATGCTTTCAAAGTCAAGGGCTGTTTCGCCTTTATCCATTTATGACCATTATAGTTTACATGTTGATGTTAATTCATATGCGAAAGAAAATGAGCTGGATTTGAATGCCGGTCTACTTTCTAAATTCCTTTATCATCCGCGAAGTGTGAACGGAATTTTAGACAGGGAAAGTGAGCATTATATGTATATGAAAGTTGATTTGAATTGGCCTGATAATTTAATCATTGCTGATGTTCAAAAACTTTTACCAATCTGGCGAGAAAGTTTGAATTACAATTCAAAGGCTCAATGTTTAAGTTATGGCTGGGATTTGGCTAAAAAGAAACTTATCGATTACTCATTGTTTCCACTTATTGATATGTTGATTTGGGAAACTAAAACAGAAAATACCATCACTCACTCTGTTAAAGCCGTGGCGGTGTACCCAGATGGCGAGTATGGGGAAAACAACATAACTCAAACGATCAAGCCTAATCTGGAAAAAATCTTCAACTTTTATTCTATAGAAAAATTCAGACGCGAATTAAATGACAGGGGTTTGCTACCTAAAAGACCAGCAGACTATTTTCATACTCCAACTCAGGAAGACGAATAAAATTAAATTTCACATGATGTAAGGCATCAAAGCCAACAGGAAAATAGCCTCCACAAAACGTAGAAACAGTGGAGGCAACATGCAAAATATCACCTTTACCCCGCCAAATCCTGAGCAGCGCCGCACCCTTCTGGAGGAGTACGGCTTCAAGTTCGACCGTCGAATTCGTGAAGAAGAATGCAGCGAAATCACCAGCCTTTCCCGTTCCAGTCGCTGGAAGATGGAACAGCAGGGGCGCTTCCCACCGCGCTGTCACTTTGGCCGCAATAGTTGTGCCTGGCTTCTTTCTGATGTGCTCTGGTGGGTTCGTAATCCGCCTGCCGTTGAAAACGTCAATAACCCATACAGCCGTAAATCTGCTTAATTAACTACAGGTAATCGAACATGGAAAAAATAACTGCCTTGGCTGGCAGCGGCCAAACTCAACCCGAAACCAGCCAGAAAGATATTTCCAGCGATAATTTTGCTGCGCGAATCCCTGTAACCATGAGCAAGATTGGCGGGAAAGAAACCCAGTCTGTAAGCGGCCGTATGCTTCATACGTTTCTGGTTGTAGGGCGTGACTTTACCAACTGGATCAAAGGGCGCATTAAGCAGTATGGGTTCGTTGAAGGGGTTGATTATGTGATTGTCGAATATTTGACCTCGCCAAAACGGGCGAGCTCAAAATCTCGCCAACAAGTCGAGCACGATTACATTGTCAGCCTGAATATGGCTAAAGAGCTTTCTATGGTTGAGCGCAACGCGCAAGGCAAGATGGCCCGCCAGTATTTCATCGACTGTGAAGAACGTCTGCGCCGCGTAGCACCAGAGGAACATGAGGCGGCGTTGTTGGGCTGGCGTAAAAATCGTGTAGCTGCCTGCGAAGATCATAAGAGTATGGCCGATGCAATGAAGGGCTATATCGAGCGCACCGGCGACAGGCAGCACGGCTTTGCCTACAGCAATGAATGCTCGTTCCTGAATAGCCTTGTGCTGGGTATGCACCCGCGAGTGTGGGCGAAACAGAAAGAAATCCCGGTTAAGCAGGTGCGTGACCATATGAACGCCGATCAGCTCGCGCTGCTGGCTTATCTGGAAAGCCGTGATTGTGCTCTGCTGGATCTTGATACCCGTACAGCAAACCGTAAGGCGAAACTCACCGAACTGGCACAACGCTGGCTGGTTAAGCGTGTTGGAGGTGCTGAGTGATTTTGCATAACTCAATCAGGGTTGCGCAGAATTTGAGCCGACGAAATCCGTACGCACAAATTAACCGCGTACGTTTAACGTACGAACATCTCAACCCATTGAATCATCTTAATTATCGCGAAACGCGAGAATTGGCGAGCAACGAACACGAAAAGTATTCGGGTTCTCCGGAACATCAACACTGCTTAGGTTCAGAGGTTCCGACGAATAACGTAGAGAGCTGCGAAGATAACCAACCCTCTTTAAGAGGTGAGCCTCTGCACAACTCATTAAGAGTTGCGCAAAACAGACCCTTTTTAAGAGGGGCAGTCCACAGCATTACGGGGAGTAACCCTGTTCAGCCTTTTGGCTCGATGCCGCGCTTATCAAGTTCACGGCGCAAAAGGCGTTTTATCCATCCCGACTTATTATCGTCACCGTCTTCTTTCATCGCTAAAGCGAGCCGCTCTGACAGTTCTTTATCGAGTCTGAGCTGCACAACATGGCGCTCTTTATTTTCGCTTGTTGACATTGTCAACTCCTGTGGTCTAGTCTGTAGTGGAGTTGACAATGTACTACATTGCATGACTTTTAGTAAAGCAAAGCCCGGCAGTGGTGGAACACTAACCGGGCCTCTAACCACCACCGTTAGCGAAAGTAACGAGGCAGCTATGAAAGATCATACCACACACCCGCAAGGGCGGAATAACTACATCTGGCGTTTTCTTGCCCTGAGCGCCATCGGGCGTAACGTCATTCACATCATCGCCGCTACCGAACGCGAAGCCCGTGAGCAATCACCGGCTGGATGCGTGATGGTATTCGCTGGCCGTCTACCAGTTCAGGAGGTTCGCTATGCGTGAGCCAATCAGCTTAGACCAGGCCGAATATAAATCAGCGCTGGCCGCTTCACTCTTCGAAACCATTTTGGAAAAAGCCTGTGCTGAGTGTTCGGAAACCCTGCTGAACCATATCTCTCTGGCATGTGACCTTAATCAGGAAATCCACCGTGCATTAATCGCCGAGCTGGGTATGGGAGATGCGAAATGAGACAGTTTCCTTTTGAAGTCCTGATGCACGCCGAAGACGCACTGGCATACAGCAATCAGGCTCTGGCTATGCTGGAAATCTGGATGGATTCCCTCGGCGAAGGTGATGAACACGAATCTAACTGTGTGGCCGCCATTTTCAGCCTGGTGCATGAGTCAAAAGATCGTCTACAGAAAGCACGGGAGGCTTCCAGTGCAAAATGACTTTGTAAGCGATGTACGCAGCAAGGCAAACGGCTACTGGCCGTCAATACTGGAGCGCCTAGCGATTCCGACGAATCACGGTGAGGGGCCGTGTCCGGCGTGCGGCGGCAAAACCCGCTACCGGTTCGACAATAAAGATAACCGGGGAACCTATTTCTGTTCGCACTGTGGCGCGGGTACCGGGCTGGATCTGGTTATGAAGGTCAATCAGTGCGGTGCGAGAGAAGCGGCTGAGCTGGTGGCCGAAGCTATGGCGCTGCCTATGCCGGAACCGAAGCCAGCCAGAGAAAAGCCTCAGACGGATATCGCCGGGAAGGTTGCGGCGCTGGCTGCTAAATCCTCTCCGGGGCAGTCTGCTTACCTTACATCAAAGGGGCTTCAATGCCCCTTCCCGATGCTGTCTGATGGGTCGCTGCTGCTGGTGCTGAAAAACGGTGCTGGCGCGACGACAGGCGCACAGGTGATTAAGCCAGATGGCAGTAAGCGGCTGGTGGCCGGAACGGTGAAGAAAGGCTCTTTTTGCGTGGTTAATTCCGGTGAAACGCCGGAGACGGTGATTATCGCCGAAGGACTGGCAACGGCGCTTTCGGTTCAGCAGTTTCGCCCAGATGCGACAATTATCACAGCGATTGACGCCGGGAATTTGCTGTCAGTTGCGCAGGTGATGCGACAGCGTTACCCGGATGCGCAGATCATCATCGCCGCAGATAACGATATTAAGCCTGGCGAACCAAACACGGGTAAATCAGCCGCAGAAAAAACCGCTAAAGCTGTCTCTGGCTGGGTAGCTTTACCTCAGTCTGAGGAAAAGGCCGACTGGAATGATTTTCACCAGCAACACGGGCTGGAAGCAGCCGCAGCAGCATTTAATGATTCGATGTACCAGCCGGAGGGCGAAAAGGTGGTGGTAAAACTTAAGTCTATTGACGGCGGTAAAAAAGAGCAAAAATCAGCTCTGCAAGGTGACGAACTGAAACCACGCGTGGAGAGCCGTAACGATGGCTTGTACTGGATTACGCCAAAGGTGGACAAGGACAGCGGAGAAATCATCAATAACGAAGCGTGGCTTTGTTCGCCTCTTGAGGTAGTTGGTTCAGGTAGTGACGGGGCAGAACGCTATCTTGTTTTGCGCTGGCGTTCGCCGCGTGGCCACGAAGATATTACCAGGGCGATCCCTTGCGCTGATGTTGGAGAGCGTGAGGGATGGCGCTCACTTAAAGCTGGAGGGGTTAACGTGACCACTAAAAACACCTTTCGTGCCATTCTGGCCGATTGGCTGCAGCAGTGTGGATCTGGTCAGGAATGGATTATCACTCATACCACTGGCTGGCATAATGGGGCATATATCATGCCTGATGGCGAAGTTATTGGTGATCCAGAGACACCCATTCTCTTTAATGGTCGCAGCGCTGCATCTTCCGGTTATGCCGTTTCTGGTACGGCTGAGGGCTGGCGGGATTCAGTGGCTTATCTGGCCGGTGGCAACCCATCAATGATGCTGGGAGTGGCGGCGGCATTATCCGCGCCGCTTATTGGGCTGGTGGGTGCTGATGGTTTCGGTGTCCACTTGTTCGAGCAGTCGAGCGCCGGTAAGACCACTACAGCTAATATTGCGAGCAGTCTGTGGGGAGAGCCGGATGCTCTGCGCCTAACGTGGTACGGTACTGCGCTTGGTATCGCTAACGAAGCGGAGGCGCATAACGACAGTCTGTTACCGCTGGATGAAGTGGGGCAGGGGAGCGGCGCCAAAGACGTTGCCACTTCGGCATACACCTTGTTTAACGGTGCTGGAAAGCTGCAGGGAGCCAAAGAGGGCGGCAATCGGGAGTTGAAACGTTGGCGCACTGTAGCAATCAGTACCGGGGAAATGGATATCGAGACGTTTCTTTCTGCTGGTGGGCTAAAAGTTAAGGCAGGCCAGTTGGTTCGCCTGCTGAATATCCCTATGGAGAAATCGACGGCCTTTCATGGCCTGCAGAACGGCAAGGCTCATGCTGATGCACTGAAGCAGGCATGGATTGAAAATCACGGTGCAGCGGGCCGAGAGTGGGTTAAATGGTTGGCGGCTCACCAGAAGGAAGCTAAACAGGCCGTACATGACGCCCAGACGCGCTGGCGCGGACTCATTCCGGCTGATTATGGCGAGCAGGTGCACCGCGTGGCAGAACGCTTTGCAATCCTTGAAGCTGCGCTGGTGACTGGTGCATCAATCACCGGATGGGATGAACAGGCCAGCCGTGATGCTATCCAGCATAGCTTTAATGCCTGGGTGAAAGAGTTCGGAACGGGAAATAAAGAGCACCAGCAGATCATCGAGCAGTGCGAGGCGTTTCTTAATGCTTATGGTCTGAGCCGGTTCGCCCCTTTGCCTTATGATCCTGCAAGCCTGCCAATCAGTAATCTTGCCGGGTATCGTAAGCGTAAGAGCAACCATGATGATGCGCCCATGGTGTTCTATACATTCCCTGCAACGTTTGAGAAGGAGATAGCGCAGGGATTTAATGCTAGGCAGTTTGCCCGTGCGCTTGCCGCTGCCGGTTTGCTCTCTGAGCCATCAAGTGGGAGAGGATATCAACAGAAATCACCGCGAATTGATGGGCGCCAAATCAACGTTTATGTACTTCAACAAGTTGCAGAAGAAGGGGCGGAATAAAATACACATGTGAGGATTGTTATTGTTGGTTCAGTTGGTTCAATGATTGTTAATTACATTCATGTTACTGTTTTATATAGTGTTTATGTCTAATAATTGAACCAACACCGAACCAACAAACGGCTATTTTGAACCAACATGTTCCGCTATTGAACCAACCCCCTTTTCTGGCTGGCCTGTAAATATTTGCCACTGAACCAACATAAAAATAGCATTTGTTGGTTCAAAAAGGGGCTTTGTTAGTTCACTTAATGAAAATAATGCCTTTAAAAACAATAATCTTTACAAATTGAACCAACTGAACTGACTGAACCAACATAGTTTTGCATCTATACACAAAAAATAGAGGATGTTATGGACAAAAAAAGCAGTGATGACCTGGTATATTCGAAGGTGCTGATCCAGAAAGTGGTTGAGCACAAAGATATGTTTGGGGTTCCAGACAGCAAAACGGATTTGCAGCTTATGCCGCTTAGCGAATACCGGGAACTGGTGAAGCGAGAAGCTTTCTTTTTTGTGGATCACAATGGTTTCCTGCGCCATCAATTTTCTGGTGATGTTATGGCTGCCAGCAAAGAACAACTGGATATCCTTATCGGCGAATTGAAAGCGAAGCGTGAGCTGCTTGATGATGCTCTGGATTGCGCTAAGGAATAATTTTGTAAATTATTCGTACTCATGTTTACCCGTGATTACCCCTGTCTCTGACGGGGGTTTTCTTTATATTTTTCATGTATATCTTGAAGAGTGGCACTCAGACGTGAGCCGCCACTGGCCGTTAAGTCAAGCTGTAGCGAGTACAGCCTGCGAGAGGCAGAAAAAGATTTAACGGCCTCCCCTCCAAGCGCTGGTTTCACGTCTCTACGTTAATTGATACGGAAACCACTCCATGAAGAAACTACTCGAATTACGCCAGCAGAAAGCCGCACTCAAAACACAGATGCGTTCCATGCTGGACAAAGCCGACACCGAAAAGCGCAGCCTGAACGAAGAAGAGGGCAAAAAGTTCGACGAACTCCGCGCCCAGGCTGATGCGCTTGAAGTTGAAATCACCCGCCTTGAAGCCGTCGCCGACGATCAGCGCAATCTGCCTGGTACTTCCGTCGAAGGTGAGCCAGTAAGCAACGACGAGCTGCGCCACTACATCATGACAGGTGATACCCGTTCTCTCTCCACGCTGGTGCAGGCTGACGGCGGTTATACCGTTATCCCTGAGCTGGACAAAGAGATTATGCGCCAGTTGCAGGATGATAGCGTGATGCGCTCCATCGCAACGGTGAAGACCACCAAAACCAACGAATACCAGAAGCTGGTATCTGTGGGCGGCACTACCGTTAATCGTGGTACCGAAGGTGAGGCACGTACCGAAACCAGTACGCCGAAGATGGAGCGCGTTGATATCAAACTCAACCCGATCTACGCCTACCCGAAAACCACTCAGGAGATTCTCGACTTCTCCGAGGTGGATATTTTGGGCTGGCTGTCTTCTGAAATTGCCGACACCTTCACCGCGACCGAAGAAAGCGACTTTGTGAACGGCGACGGTGATAAAAAATCCAAAGGCTTCCTGTCTTACCCTCGCGCGGCCACTGCCGACAAAACCCGTCCGTTCGGTACGCTGGAGAAGATGGAAGCGGCTGACGTTTCCTCTGATGGCCTGATCGACCTGCTGTATAAGCTGAAAGCCAAATACCGCAAAAACGCCGTATGGGTGATGAACTCCAACACCGCAGCCAAACTGCAAAAGCTGAAAAACGGCAACGGGGATTACATCTGGCGCGATCGTCTGGTTGCCGGTTCTCCCGATACGCTGCTGGGCCGTCCTGTTCAGTATCTGGAAACCATGCCGGATGCGGAGGCGGGTAAAGCGTTCCTCGCTGTGGGCGACTTCAAGCGCGGTTACTTTATCGTGGATCACACTACTGGCGTGCGTACCCGCCCCGACAACATCACCGAACCTGGTTTCTACAAGGTGCATACCGATAAATACCTGGGCGGTGGTGTGGTGGACTCCAACGCCATCAAGGTGCTTGAGCTTTCCGGTTCAGGTTCCTGATCTGACGTTTAAGGGGCTTCGGCCCCTTTTTGCCCTTTGTGGAGTCCAACAATGAAAACAATCGATTTTGAAATCCGTACCTCCGAACTGAGCGCCAGCAACAAAAAGCTGGTGGGCTATGCCGTGCGCTGGAACAGCCTGTCAGAGGTGATCTGGGATGAGTTCCGCGAGCAGTTTGCGCAGGGGGCGTTTAAAGACAGCCTGGCATCCGGTAGCGATGTGCGTGCACTGTACGAGCATAACTATACCCAACTGCTGGGGCGCACTAAATCCGGCACGCTGGTGTTGTCCGAAGATGATACCGGGCTGCGTTTCGAGCTGACCCCGCCAAACACCCAACTTGGCAATGATGTGCTGGAGCTGGTGGAGCGTGGAGACATTTCCGGCATGAGCTTCGGGTTCCGTGCGCTGAAAGAGTCCTGGGATATTACTCCTACACCGTATATTCGCACTGTTACCGCTGCCGAGCTGCGGGAGATCACCGTTACTTCTATGCCTGCTTACCCTGAGTCCGGCGTGGAAATTGCGCACCGTTCTCTGTTCTCCCAACATCCTGAACTGCGCCACGCTGGTGATAACCGCCGACGCTGGGCTGACTTAGCGGGGCTGTGATATGTGGAATATCTGGCCTTTTGGCCGTAAATCTGAGCCATCCGAACAGCGCAGCATGACGATTGATGAGTTTCTGGCGATGGCAGGGATTCCAAATACCGGATCAGGCGAATATGTGTCTGCTGGTACTGCGGAATCTCTGCCGGCGGTGATGAACGCCGTGTCAGTTATCAGTGAGGCAGTGGCAACAATGCCCTGCTATCTCTACCGCGTGCGCAACGATAACGGGCGAGAAGCGCGGGAGTGGTTGAGTAATCATCCGGTAGATTTTCTCCTGAACGAGCAGCCGAACGACTGCCAGACGCCTTATCAGTTTAAACGTACGATGATGCGCCATTGTCTGCTGAATGGTAACGCCTATGCGGTGATCCAGTGGGGCCGCGACGGCCAGCCGCAATCCCTGCACCCGTATGCGCCGGGGGCGGTTGTTCCTGAGCGTATCGGCCAGCATAAGTACAAATACACCGTTACAGAGCCGTTTACCGGGGCTGTGCGCACCTATCTACAGGAAGAGATTCTGCACCTGCGTTACTCCACCGATGATGGCTTTCTGGGGCGTTCGCCTATTACTACGTGCCGTGAGGCGCTGGGGTTAGGTCTGGCCCAACAGCGCCACGGTGCCAGCATTATGAAAGATGGCATGATGGCGGCGGGCGTCGTCACTACTGCTGAATGGCTCGACAGCGTGAAGGGTAAGCAGGCTCTGGACGCACTGGAGCGCTACAAAGGTGCCAGAAATGCCGGGAAAACGCCGATCCTTGAAGGTGGCATGGACTACAAGCAGCTTGGCATGAGCAATCAGGATGCCGAATGGCTGGCGTCGCGCCGGTTCTCCATTGAAGACATTGCCCGCATGTTCAACGTGTCGCCCATCTTCTTGCAGGAATACAGCAACAGCACCTACAGCAATTTCAGCGAAGCGAGCCGCGCCTTTCTCACCATGACCATGCGCCCGTGGCTGGCTAACTTCGAACAACAAATCAAATCTGCGCTGCTGGTGGCCTCTCCCGTTCCGGGAACCCGCTATCAGGTGGAGTTTGACTCTGCTGACCTTCTCCGCGCCACGCCAACCGAACGTTATGCCACTTATGAGCGCGGCATTAAGAACGGGATCATGAACCCGAACGAAGCCCGTGAACGTGAGGGGATGCCGCCGCGTGAAGGTGGTGACGAATTCAGCCAGGCATGGAAGCAGGAAGTGAAGATCAGCAAAGACGGCAAGGAAGGTGACGCATGAGAGCCGGGGGGCTGAGAAGCCGCGTCACTATTCGGGTATTCACTACCCACAGGGAGCCGTCCGGTCAGGTTGTTCAGGTCTGGGAAGACGGGGAAACCATATGGGCTGAGGTTAAGGGGATCAGTGGCCGAGAGTTAATGGCGTCAGGTGCCGAGGTTGCCGAAGCGACGATCCGCGTTTGGGTGCGTTTCCGCCGTGATATTACCGCAGCCAACCGTCTGAAAGTGCTTACTGGCCCGTTTGCTGGCAGCACTCTCAATATTATCGGGCCTCCTATTCCTGATTCGGAAGGTACCCGGCTGGAAATTCTCTGCAAGACAGGAACGGAAAAATGACAGCAGAAATCACCCTGGATGAAGCAAAGCTGCATTGCCGTATTGATGATGATTACGAAGATACGTTGATACAGGCGTACATCGATGCGGCGCTGGAGGTCTGCCAGAAGCATATCGGCAAGCGGTTTGATAACGGGCTGGAGTTTACCCCGGCTATCAAGATTGGTTGCCTGATGTACGTCTCTCAGCTGTACGAGTACCGCACGATGATTGCCGATGCTGAGTCGAAAGAGGTTCCGCTGGCTATCTCTGCGCTGTGGTCTGTCTATCGTGATGTGGGGGTGTACTGATGCCATGGCAGCCAATGCGCCGGTGCACAGAGCCGGGATGCAATAAGCGGGTGAAGTCCGGTAAGTGCGACGAGCATAAGCGGGAAGCGTGGCGGGGACAGGATGCCAGACGCGGCCACCGTCGCGCCCGTGGCTACTCAGCCTCATGGGAGAAGTACCGCGCTCAGTATCTGAAACGTCACCCCCTTTGTGTTGAGTGCCAGAAGCTGGGCCTCTACGTTCCTGCAAAGATTGTCGATCACATCATCCCTATCAATGGTGGTGGTGATGTTCTGTTCTGGCCTGAGTGGAATCACCAGCCGTTATGCCAAATGCATCATAACCAGAAGACCACACAGCAAGACCCCATTACCAAAGCCAACCGCAAAGCAGGGCTCTACATCGAGCAGGAAGAGCGGGCAGCACAGCGCAATAACTGGATGTATGAGGCAAGCGATGAATGAGAAAGACGTGGTGAATCTGTATCAGTCGCTGGCCCGATGCCGTGATGGCTTTATGCAGACCCGCACCAGACGCAATGAGCGCCAGCCAGTGAAGCGCATGAGCGAACGTGAGCGGGAGGTGATGCAATGCTTCCGCAACCGCTGACAGGCCGCATGGATGGGGTGGGGGAGGTTTTCAGGACAAAACCCAAGCCGCAAGGCAC